GGCGCTCAAACTTGGGTTTGGAGGTGAAACCCAATTTCGACAATTGGGTCTTAAAATCCACACATTCCAAAGCTAACGGACCGGTAATGACAATGTCGTCGCCCATGACCATAAAGTGTAGGTTAGCACGGCACTGATCGAGAGACCATCCCAAAGAATTTTGGATGGCATAAAGGTGCATGAGTACGTTAAGTTCTGAATTGTCACACGAGGTGTTGGCATCCCCGGATTTTCTCTGCCCATCCATTGTGTACCGGTGTCCGGCACGTTGAGAGTAACCAATGCTCTTTTCTTGCTTACGTAGACAATGCGCAACGTTGCTTGGAATGCAGTGTTTAGTTTTGACTGCATTCATAGCTCTAATGACGGTCCGGTGGATGGAGCGGTCGTAACGGCTAAGATCGCCGACGAAATAAGTCTCACCATCGGGAAGGGCCTCATAAAGTTGACGGCCATTGAGCCCAGCGGCATACGTAATCCAATTGTCGGAGTTCCATAATTTACTCATGCATTTGCTCCAAGAATAGAAGAAAGGGCCTAAAGTGGAGTGCACCTCTTGGGACACGCTTTGGATGTGCCGAGGGTCTCCAAGGTCAGCGAGACCAGGCAATGTGTTGACGGGCACATTGTTCTTCTTTTCTTTCTTGACGTGCAACTTGCGGGTATGGTAGCTGGGCAACAATCCCATGCGAGCTTGCTCGAAGGCATCGTCGTGCACTCCAACCATCTTACGGCTGAAGCGCTCACAACTGTTCCATGCGTTGCGTGCGGCACGGTGGGTTCCAAAAGCGCAATCCATTGGGCAGTGTTCGATTGGTAAAATCTTGGGGCTAGTCTGCAAAATGAAAGCGGCAAAAGATCGAAGATCGGAATCCAACGGCGAAAGTGGGTTGCCATAAATTCGGTACTGAATAGCGGCTAACTCGTTGGTAGAGTTGGCGGCGAACACTGTTGGAATGCAGTTGCTAAACCCGAACGCAATGTGGTCAAAAGTTTGTGGTCGGCGGTCGTCCCAATCACCAGGTGTGATGCGCTGGTCGATCGTCTTGGGCAGGTCAACCGTGGCGCACGGGAAGACCACCTTGCC